GTCCTGCCATCCGTTATTCGATAGCAGTTCCCCTTACTACTGGAAGCCAATGCTTTTATTTCAATCACCAGTCAGGACCACCAGTCGCGATTGGTTCATTAATAATTTCGGCACCTTGTAGTAATTCTTGTTGCATTGGTCTTTCCTCAAATTCAATATCAATGATTTCGCCATTTGCATTGTTCCTGATTTCCTCTTCCAATTGGGCTTCTTCTGCTACTTCATCAGCTCTGTTAATATGCTGCATAACTAAACTGCTATCATCAGAAGCGTTCATAAACTTCTTACAGGCACGATTGATCACCGTCTTTTTCGCCATTTCCTGTTTGAATTCATCATGAGTACTTCCTTTTTGTTCAACTGTTTGCTCTTTTCCCCATGTTTGCGATTTACTCCAAGCTTTTCGAATTTCATCAATTGTCATTAATTCGTGATATACCGAACCGTCAGCCATCACAATAGTGGCATATGCTCCAAGAATCTTATCTTTATCGATGTTTCCGAATTTCTGCTTATGGGTAAGATTCATGATACGGCCGTTTATCATTTCATAAGTTACATCATCACCTTCATAGATGACGGCAGCATCGATATCTTTGGCCCCGGTAACTCGTTTGGTAACGGCCATAGTACCGAAATAAGACCGCTGGAATACTAATTGCTTTCCATAGACTAAAAAGTAACCTTGCTTTTTTGCAGGATTTAAACCTTGGACTACCATATCTAACAAGGCATTTGCCACACTGTCTTTAGTACAAACTTCTAAAGCCGGGCGATAACCATCATTTTTACCTGTCTTGATTGTTTGCATGATTAACCAGGCGGATTTCATCGCATTTTCAGGACTATAATTAGCTGGAAAATGAAGTTCTCCATTTTCTTGAAACTGTTTAACCTTGGCGGCGACAACATCTACCGTATCTTTTTTTACTAATGCCAACTGATTACTCATCAAATTGCCTCCTCTAATGTGTTTTCTATCTGTTCAACCCTTAAATCCTTATCCATTTCTGAAACGACTAAGCATACTGTCTGAGCCTTTGTATCGATTAATTTTGTTACAGCTTCTGCGTTATCGATAAAGATTGGAGCTGAGAATCCATAATGCTCCGATAGTGTATTAATGATGTCTAAACCGACATTGATTTTGGCCGCGTTATTAAGTCCAGATAAGTACGGAACTCCGTCATAAAGAGTTTCACAAACCTCATTTAACCCGCCGTTAATTTGCTCGGCAAACATCTTGAACCGGGCATATTTAAACTTGCTATTAATACGGTCTTCCAGTAAGTTCACTTTGGTTCGAATAAACTCTTCTGTGAGATATAACTCTTCTTCGAGTTTTTCAAATTCTGCTGCAAGGTTTCTTTCCTGGAGATAAAGTTCCTCGACACGGTTTTTAGATTGGTCGGCCACTGCAAATTTACCAAGTTCCCCTTGTAGCTGATCACGTTTCATTTTTAACTGAAATACTTCGCCGTTGATGGATTGTATAGATTGTTCTGCTGAATCTCTTAGTTCTCGAATTTCATTAACAATACGGTTTTTCTCAGACATTTTCGCTGCATATTCAGGAACATCTAAGATATCGATTATCGTTCCTTCAACCGCTAACAAATCGCCTTTTAGTTTGTTAACCAATTCTTTTTTCTCTAATAACTGCCCTTCGATTTTAAGAACTTCTTTATCCAGCTCATCATTGGTTAATTTCAACTTTTCAATTGATGCTTTTTCCTCTTTACCTTGCCTGTCAATTCGTTCTAAGCGTTCTGATTTTGACTTATTGAACTGTGCTAATGCTTTATCTCTTGCTGATTCAATTTGGTCTTTTGGAAGCTCCTGACCACATGTCGGGCAAGAACAATCAGACTCATGGGTGAATTGCTGATTATTTACCTCAACCCACTCAGCCCGTAATCGATTTAATACATCCTTTAAGCTTGTAATGCTCCGTGTATTCATATCTTTACGCTGTTTGGTGTTCTCAATTTTTGATTGAAGAATAGTAGCATTCGAGCTTTCTTCCTGAATCCTTGCCTTTAAGGAATATACTTTTTCGTTGTTAGTAGCTTGGTGATTTTGTTTGATTTGAAGCATGGCCATTTCAAGTTCCTGTATTGCCTTTTGTTTTTCTGAAATGGCGCCGCCGTTTCGGATGTTATTAATTAAGGTCATTTTTCCATCGATTTCATCATTCAACTGGCTGATTTCTGACTGCAATGCCGCTTTTTCCATTCCATCTAATTGAGGTAATGAACGTTTAATTTCATCGATACGGACTGGAATCTTCTCCAGTTCTTTATTGATTTCTGCACGACGAGCAGCAATGATTTTCCGATGGTCTTCAATACTTCGACCATTAAGAATTTCATTAAGTCGAGCAAGCTGTGGATTGGACGAGATGACTTCACCAGTCGTAATATCTCCGCAAATTTCTAACAAAGTTTTTCGGCGGTCTTTCCAGTGAAGCTGTTCATTAAAATAAGAGGGTGAGGTAAGTAATTTGAAAATACCCTCACTTACAATGGAATCAACTTTCGCTGTATATTCTTTCAACTTGGATGGAACTCCATCGATGAAATAATCGGTAGTATGACCTGAAAACTCAGCTGTAGCAGATCCACGCTTCTTCGTCCATTTTTCTTGATATCGTTTCCGAAGAGTGAGTGGCTTACCATTGAAATTGAAAGTTGCTTCCACTTCATGTTCAAGGCCATGGAGTTCTCTTCCATCCATTAATGTTTTAAGAGCAAAATCCTTTTTGTTTTGGCTGTCCTTATCGAACATTAACCAGATAAATGAATCGAATAAGGTGGTTTTTCCCGTCGCGTTATCTCCAAAAATCCGGACATTGAAGCTGTCCATTAAGATTTCAAATTCCCGAACACCCTTGAAGTTCTTTAGATAAAGGCGAGTAAGTGTTAGTTTGTTCATGCTAAGGACTCCTGTTCTTTTTCAAGTTCCGATAATTCGGTTTTTAGTTGTTCAATACGCTTACGTTTTGCTTCCGCTTTTTCATCATCGGTTGGAATATAAGAACAAGTAATTCTGAACTTGCCGGCAAATAATGAAATGCTTTCAGCATGAGGATGATTAACAGTGTGTTCAATACTGTCAGATCCAAGAGCCTCCGAAAATTGATTGATTAATTGCTGAGCTTCCTCTTTCCGAACAGCCTTTCCATCCTGAAATTGAGTGAAATGTAGGTTAATACTAACCGTTTTTTCAATGCCTTCTTCAAGCAATTGCATTAATTTTTCCTTATTCATTTTGATATCCTCCTAATTGATTTAGTGGGAGGGTTCATGTACTATGTAGATAAGTAGGTTTATGAAACCCTCATGGATCCGTGTTCGCAGCACGGATTTTTTATTGCGCTGTTTTAAACTCAAAACCTTTTGAAACAAGAAAATCCTCTAGGTCTTCTTTCAAGATCACTTCACTGTCGTACTCGACGACATCATGACCGGCTAATGTATAAAATTGAAATTCATTCGCTTTAAGGAAATCCTCAAGGTGTTCCTTTAATACGACTTCACCGTTAATCTCCACGATTTCATCACCAGTTAAAATTTCAAACCCAAACCAATCACTTCCGCAGCATTCAGGTTGATTTAAAGCACCGATATACCCCTTACGATTCATTTCAGTAATGGCCGGATGTTCTAAACACATTAGCAATTCACTCCTTCAATTTTGATTTTTAAAAGAGCCATAGTTCTAAGCACACCTTCCGCTTCTTGCTTGCTAACGAAACTGCTATCTTGTAATTCTTTGAAGTAACTTTTAATTTTTTCTTCTGGAGTTGGCTCCAGCTCGTAGCCGATATAAAGTGCCATAATTACGGTTTCGAGTGACAAATCATTTAAAGGTTTTCTGTTTCCTGTCCAGATATTGTTGATATGGTTCTCGATGACAATGGTTTTGTTTCCGCAATGATCCACTGCGTTTACTAAGGCATCCGCCTGTTCCTTCGTCATCTTCACCTTTGAAACATGCTGAACGATTGTATTCAATTGATATCACCTCCCCTCAAGCACCTTTTTTCTGTTTCTGAGCTTTTAGAATCGGTAAAGATGTTTTTCTTATAAGGATAAGTAAAAATTTCATCGCCTCTTTGGATGGCTGTTGAACCATATCAATCATCTCCTTTTGTCCATTTTGGGAAATTAGAGGGTAAAAAAATTTCATCCAATGAACATTTTAAAATTTCAGCTGCCTTGATCGCTTTGGAAATTGGTAATCTCCGCTCTCCATTTTCAATCTTGTTATAACTGGTAACTGTGTATCCGAGAAGTATAGCCATTTCTTTTTGTTGTAAACCGCTAGCTTCCCTAATTTGTTTTAGGTTTGTCGACATTTTCTTCATCACCTCTCTTTTGTCCGTTTTGGGAAACTTTATATTTTGATTATATTTGTCCATTTTGGGAAAGTCAACTATTTTTTTGTCCTTTTTGGATAATTATATTAATTTAATTTGTTTTGTCACAATAGAAAAGTAAAATAGATATGGAACAATTTTTCATAAACTGTTATTGAATTATTTTTTATTAGAAATAAACACTAATTGAAGGAAAGGGGTGTAGGTGTGCTTAGTAAATACGGATTAAAGATAAGAGATATACGAGAGAAAAATAATGACACCCTTGAAGAATTAGCTAAGAAATTAAATATGTCATTTAGTAATTTGGGTAAATATGAAAGAGGAGAACGAAAAATAACTCCTGAGTTGCTGGAACAAATAGCACATGTCTATGATATTCCTGTTAGCTACTTTTATGGAGAAGAAGGTCTTATTCCAGAGGAGCTTAAGAAAATGGGAGTAGAATGGGTAGCATTCGCTCAAGAAATGGAAGAAAAAGAAATAACACCAGAAGAGATCCGAGCAATTATTAAATTAATTAATAAAATGAATAAATAAATTTCAACAGTTTTCGACATATTCTAATACTAAAGCATTAGAATAGCACCGTAATTCTTTATTTTTTATGGTTTTTTTGTCGAAATTAGACAACTTCATATCCTTATTTTGTCTCTTACCTAAATTGTAAAAAGCTTGTATAATAAAAATATGAATTTAGGAACAAGCGTTCGTATTTTATTTGGGAGAGAAGGGTATAGCATGAAGGTTATAGCATGTGACCAGTTATTGCAGGGAAAAATAGTAAAAACCAGCACTTTTATTATTATCGGCACTAAACCAAATGAAAATATAAAACGAACGGGTTAACCATTCTTTTTTTAGAATGGTTTTTTATTTACCATAATTTCGCTTTGCCAAATTGGACAATATTTTTATAAAATTATTGTACAAAACACAAGGAGATGTACTACATGAAAGTCGCTGCATATATACGGGTTTCAACTCATGAACAGGCTGAAGAGGGTTATTCTATTCCAGCTCAACGAAATAGACTGGAAGCTTATGCTCTATCTCAAGGTTGGGAAATTGTAAAATGGTACGTTGATGAAGGCGAAAGCGCTAAAGACTTAAAGCGAACTGATTTAACTAGAATGTTAAAAGATATTGAATTAAAAATTTTTGATTGTGTTCTGGTTTATAAACTGGACCGCTTAACAAGATCAGTAATGGATTTATATGAACTTTTAAGTCTATTTGATAAACACGATGTTAAATTTAAGTCTGCCACAGAGGTTTATGACACCACTACAGCTATTGGAAGATTATTCATAACCATTGTATCAGCATTAGCTCAATGGGAGCGTGAGAACCTTGGTGAGCGTGTCAGCATGGGCATGATGCAAAAGGCGAAGGAAGGAAAATGGACCGTCAGCACTCCGCCATTTGGTTATTTCTCGAATGAATCTGTTCTTGAAATAAAACCATCCGAGGCGTCCGTAGTCAAAGAAATTTTCACGCTCTATTTAAGTGGTTTAGGCATGTGGAAAGTAGCAAGCAACCTAAATAACCGTTTTCTTTTTACTAGAAATGGTGTTCCATGGGGTCAAAGTTCCATTCAATATATTTTAACGAATCCCGTTTATATTGGGAGACTTCGCTATAATTATCGAGTCAATACTGAACAATATTTTGAAGTAGAAAGCGACGATATACCGGCGATCATTACAGATGATGAATTTAATCTTGTACAGAAAATGATTAATTCCAGAAAGCATTCACATCCTAGACAGGCTACTTCTAAATATATTTATAGCAAGGTTTTAAAATGTGCTCGTTGTGGTTCAACCCTAATTGGCAGAAGCTCCAAATCAACACGCGGTGAAAAAGTATATCATTCCCACAATTATTATTGTCCAAAAAGAAGAAGGTCGTTGTGCGACCTGCCTATGATTAGCGAAAATTTAGTGGAGAAAAAATTTTTGGAAATGATGGATGAGTGGGATGCATCTCAGGCAGCAGAGGAATTAATTCATAACGAAGTTGCCGCTACAACCGAAGATCATACCGAAACTATTAAGGAGCTTGAGACAGAATTAAAGGAAATTGAAAAAAGACGGTCCCGCTGGCAATATGCTTGGGTAAATGGCATGTTTTCAAAAGAGGATGCTAAAAATGACACAGAATTTAAAAAGAGAATGAATGAAGAAGAAGAAAAAGAAAAAATGATACAGGAGGAGCTAAATGAATTAGTCACTCCTGTTTTACCGATGGAAGATAGTGGCGTCCTTGAATTATGGACAAACTTAAAATTAAACTGGCAGTACATGGACAAGGAAGCGAAAAAACAGTTTGTTCTGATCGCCTTACAATCCATGTGTGTTGATAAAATCAATAACGAAAAAAATAGCAGTTCCATCGAAATAAAAGACGTTAGGTTGAACTAACGTCTTTTTGTATGTGCCTATTGTACAGACAGGATGCCCAGTATGTACAATAGACCCGAAAATTATTTTTTTGGAGAAACATTCGAGGATGGCGGCGGGGCCATTTTGCAGATAAAAGGAGGTTGTATTTCATTTCCTGCTCTTAAAACATTGATTGCATGATGACGTTTTAATTTCAATCCATCTTCAACGGTATAAGGCGATATTTCTTCTTGCAGATCCTTAAAGGTTTTTTTGCTGCTGTTGTAAATCGTGTAATGCGGTCCGGCAGCTTTAATAATCTCAGCTAAGTCACGAGGGATTTGTTCCCATGAATGAAATAACCAAACATATCCTAATCGCCATTTACGACTTTCGACTGCAGCAGATTTCCATGTTTTTGCGCTCTTTAAGAATTGATGCGGTTCATCAAATACCGCAAAGAACGGATGTTGTTTGTCCTCGTCTCTTAGCGTCATGGCGAGGTCTAATTTACTGGTTAATAAGTTTACTATTAGATCAACTACTTCTGGTCCCAAAACCCCTTTAGGAACGTTTATGATTACCGCTTTCTTTTGTTCCATCAGTTCTACCAGGTTTATTCCTTCATCACATTCCATACACTCATTTAAATATTCATCACCCATGATAATATCCAAACGATTATAAATTGGGGAAAGAATTTGCATTCTTCGTTTATCCGATTCATTACTGAATGCGGTAAGCGTGATTTTATGCAATCCATCCGGCATCTGTTCAATTAATCCGTTTCGATATTCGTCATCTTCAAAGATACGAATAATCTCACTCAATTTTCCCGTCTGCATCGCCATAACCGCCGCCCGGATGTATCGGGAAGTCTGCCCCCCGGCCTCTTCATTAGAAGAACTGAAAAAACCTAATATGGTATTGGCTAATCGATTTTTGGCTTTTGGACTTCGCTTTACTTCTCTCCAATCAAGCGAAAAGGGAATTCCCCCTAATTGAATTTTGATGATTTCATCAGAAGTTAATGTACTGGATACCTCTTGATAAATTTCTCCTTTGGCCGGATCTATCGCTAAAGCTCCAAATCCATTCCGAACCGCTTCTACTATAAAGTTAGCTGCGTATCCCCTTGTCTTACCGCTTCCCATCCCTCCGATAACCACTCTAGGCAGGCATAGAATATCGTAATTTTGTGTAGATTGGTAAACCTTCACGACTTTCTTTTTTACCTCTACATCGCCTAAATAAAGCCCACCTGACGTTAAAATCTTGCCTACTTCCATTTCTAAATTATCGATGTGTGGTATTTTATATTTTTCCTGTAATTCGCCTGTTGGAAGCAAGTGTAATCGGCTGATTTCCGGAATGGAAAAATAATCTTTATTGAAGAGTGAACCGAATTTCCTTTCTTTCATTTTCTTCCATGTTTTTTCTGGTTTAGACGTGTGTGGTACTAAATAATTTTCTCCGTCCAACTCCCGGAATGCCATCGTCACCATTCTCATTAAGGCGGTTGCTCGTTCTTTTTCGGCAACAATTCCAATCCTTATTTCAGTTTCATATGCATCAGCTTTTGTCTTGTTGAGGGTTGCTGAACTTAGTTTCCCATCTTTTAATATCGCAGCTCGTTCTCCGTTGTTTAAATCTACCTTCTCCATTTCTCTTCCGGTGATTAACTCAGTGGTAATGTTGGCGATTTCCAATGCAGTGTATGCGGCTATTTTGACGGACGTATTCACCAATGTTTTTTTGTTGAACTGCCATTTTTGTGGCATCTCTCCTTTTTTGAATCGGTCATAGGCATTGGCAGCATTCACAAACCAATCTTTATCGGCTGGAGTTGCAATGGTTTGAATATAGATTTTTTCATTATCCAACATGGAATTTAACGTTTCTAAAATACTCGCTAGTGCGTTTTTGTTAGTGCGTAAGGCAAACATATAATGGTGGTTAAAAGAAAGTTGAGAGGTCATTTTTGGTGTGTCTAATAGTTGGTCAAAAGTGGGTTCAATCGCAGATTTCGGCCAAGTGGTCTCTAGTGCTTTTTTGGCTAAACTTTCTAAGTGTTTGGGTACGGTCAGAACAAAAGAAGTATTTTCTCTTTCCAGAATGGTTTCAAAACTCATAAATGGGATAGTATTAAATCCTTTGCCGTTCCATCTTTCCAAAGGACTTTCATATAGGCAAAGAGTTTGTGCCAAGTGGGCCACATTTTTATTATCTAATCGACTGTCTGGAGTTATTTTGAAGTGAATCATTTTCCCATTGCTTTGCCTACTTCTACCAGAATGGTCATGATCGCTGGAGCTAGTTGCATCCCGATGTATCCGATTGCCGCCCACTTGATGAGGTTCAACCCCTTCGAGCGATTTCCGGTCATAATGACTAAGAATCCTGCACTTAACATGATGAAGCACACCGGATAACTCATTCCCTGTAGCAGTTGTACGACCGGGTTGAAAGCGTTGATGATTTTGTCTGCCACTGAAAACCCTAAAATCATTGGTATTGGGGTAGGCGAAGCCATCGCTGGTATGGCTAGGTGTGGTATGGGCGGTATTTGATTGATGACTCCTAATGTCAATCCCGACATCAAGGCTGTTGTTAATCCTTTTTTCACTTCCTTTACTTGGTTTCCCCCTAAAAAATCCTTTACACTTCCAACCGTTTGAACTTTTTGAAAAAACATGATGTATAACCTCCTTGTTGTTGGGTAATCTAAAAACACCATAAAAACGAAAGGGAGTATTTACATGGCTACAATTATCGGATGGGGTCTTGTCATTACAGGAGCTGTAGGAATTATCGTAAACGCATTGACCGATTTAGGTTTGCTTCGGTAAATATTTGATACCTCCACGTTGAATGGGCTTCGGTCCATTCTTTTTTATGTCCTCCATGATTAACTCCTTTACATACTTGCTGAAATTTTTCTTTCCCATGGCAAGTAACATGTGAGCATCTTCTTCATTGTTAATGTTAAAGTGGACACTCTTTACTCGGACATTCTCTCTAGGCATATAATCCCTCCTTGAAAACATACTATTAGCACTCCTAGAAGTCCTATTCCTGCTATGAGCAAAAAAAATAACCACCTGTCTTGGGACAAGTGGTTTGTTCATCGCTAGAAGCAAGCTGCTGAAGCGACGCTTTTGCTTTTAGCGTATGCTATGGGGATGACAAAAATGTCTGTCCATTATAGGATGGTACTATATTTTCTTGAGGTGGGTTGTCTATGAACGTAGTCATACGGATTGATTACATAGCAAGCAGTAAGGTATCACAGACTGGTTCTTTTCCATTGAGAAGAAGGACAAAGGAACAAGTGGCTCTAGAGTGGTGGAAAAATCTTAAAAAAGAAACATCTTACCGGGCTAAATTGGATAAGGTGTTTGCAGATGGGAATGACATTACGGATTTAGTGAAGGATTTAGAAGAGAAAGAATGGAGAAATACAGAAGGAATGGACTATTTGCCTTTTTAAACCCCCACTCAAAAGAGTGAGGGTCTTTTTATGATTTCTTAAAAATACAATATTTTTTTGGCACCCAAGTGGATTGACCGATATCATAATGATCATCTTTTAATGCATATACTTTCCATGCTGTTCCACCAGGTACTTTTTCTTTATAGGCGCCGTTTGGAGAATGGTAGGCATTAACACCGTAGTTTTTCGGATAATCGATTTTGACCGTGCCAATCACCTTTGGTGATGCGGTTTGAGGTTTAATCTGCTGTTTACCCCAAGCTCCAACATCATTCTGCTCTAGATTAACAAAATCTACGTTAATACCGGCAAACGGCTTATCGATATGAAACTGAAAGATGTGATTGAAGGAAAAATGCTGCCCGCGGCTCCAGGCAACCGTTTGAAAGTAATAATCAACAATCCCTTTCGAATGAAGGAAGTTCAACACCGAATAGGATCCGTAAGCTCCAAGCTTATAATTCTTGAGATTAGCTTTTACTGCCTGAAAATAGGATAGAATTTCATCCAAGTCTTTCGACTGTGCATCATAATCAACGGTAAAGTAAATAGCAGAGTCGTGTGGTTGCCCTAAAGCTTCGGCATATTTCACTGCTTCTAGTGCATCGGATTTCCCTTGCGCGGCAGTAAAATAAGCGACCTTCGTGGCCGCCTTTTCAAACAAACTGAATATTTGTAGTCCTGCTCCTTTTATGGCTTCAACCTCTGGCTTTAAAAGACTTTTCCAAGATGATTCGGGAGCCAAGTATCTACCAACATGCGTGACCCCTTTATTGGCTAAATTTGAAGCTGTAACATTCGTTAATTTCGTTCCGCAATCAATGGCATTGACCATTATTCTCCATCTCCATTCCAATTAATTTCATGCTTAGTGATAGCCCGTAAGACCATGTTAATGACAGATAAAACGACGACTTGTGTGCCTGGATTGATAACTTCTTTGTGGTAAACACCTTGTAAAATGGCGGCCACTAACGCCACTACGTTAATCCATACCGTTTTAGACTCGTACCATTTTTTCATTCACTACCCACTCCCTTCACTTCAAATTTATCGATACGCTTATGAGCTTGTTTTGAGCTTTCCTCTACTCTGATCACTCGCTCTGCCAGTTCAGATACCCTCTTTTCATTCGCCTTGATGTCAATTCTAATGGAGTCGATTCCTGATGAAATGGTATCCAGTTTAGTTTCAATAACGGCTGATTTGGATGCATCACTTTTAACATCCTTATCCCTATTTCGGCTAAAAGTTAAAAAGCCTACGACGAATGTTAATATCGCACAAATCACCATTAATACAGGAATTAAGATTGAAATTTCCATTTGACACCGCCTATTCTCCAAAATAAAAAGAGAACTGATTGCTCAGCTCTCTTTGTTTTTGTTTTTATATAATTTTTCCGGTTTAAACATTCCTTTTCTATCCATCCAGCTATGCACAGAAAGAAAAACGAGGAATAAAACCGTTAATGAAATACCGATTATTCGAAATGCATCACGAAAATATAGGTCTCCGATGATACCGAATAACACGACTCCAATAACAATAAATGGAGTTAATCGCAATCTTGTCACCTCGCAATCTGATTACCAATTGCTGCGATTTGGTTGATTTGCTCCTGGAGCACTCTAATTTGTTTTAACCTTTCATCCGAAGATAACGAATTATCAACTTGAACTTCTTTAATCCTCTTACGAATCTTACCCATATCCAATGATTTTTTATTTAACATTTTCCTGAGTGATTCATTCAAGTTTTCTGTTCGAACGCCCTGTTTGTTCAAGTTGTTATAAGCTTGATCCAACTTGGTTTTGGTATCGTAAAAACTCTTTTGAATATCATTAGAAAACACTGGATCAACAGTTACTTTCTGTTTTAATGTTTGACCAACTGAATTATTTTTAGTCATTAGTGGCAGTCCCAGTTCTCCAAGGACTCCTCCATAAGACTTTATAATATAATCCGAATTCATGGGAGATACACCAAAAAGAGAACCTAGTTTTTTAGATAGTTCACTTGTCTTGCTGTCATATTGGTATTGACGTGAAACTCCTTCTAAATCACCGGGAATGATAGGAGCATCCATAAAGTTTTTGTTAGCCCTTAAATCGAAAAACGGAGCTGCAATGGTTCTGACAGGCGGTTTAAAGTTATCCCATATCGTGGTTGTAAAATCTTTAAATGCGTTCGGGTCCTGGTCGGCCCACATTCTCAACACTCTCTCTACATCAGAACCAAAAACCACACCTAATTCTCTTGGCTTTGGTATTTTAATGAACGTACCATCACCTTTAGGAATTAAGAAATTGGTATCTTTAATATAGTTACTTACCTTCTGATAATTTGGATCATCGTGATTAATGGAAAACATGATAATTGATGGAATGGTTACTGACGCAAAGGCTTTTACTCCAGCTGCTGTTTTCTCTGCAGCAGTGGCACTTGGGCTAATAAACGTACGCCAAGTTTTGTCTAATCCTTGAACAGCCGCATTAAAATATGGAATCACTGAATCTATTTCCTTAGCAACATTTCCATATTTATTAAAGTTAACCGTAACATCATTTGCCTCATATAAGGCTTTCATCTTGCTGTCATAGGAATCACCGGCAATCCTTTTAAATTCTGCTAAACGTGGCGCCGCTTCTACCGCATTATTTAAGTTTTCTAGTGCGCCTAATACCTTACCTCCATAATGCTTCGTACCTACCCACAATCCTTTTTCACGAGACAGAATCGACCGTTTACTTTGAGCTAATAAATTGGCATCGCTTGATATAGGGCTTGCATGACCACCTCCTACCGCTTTGAAGGAACGATACAACTCATCATTTTTGATAACACTGACAACCGATTGAACCAAGTCCTTCGAAAACACAAATGGATTATTCGTGCTTTTGGAGTTCGTGAATGCGGTTGGAATATCACGGAAAATGTTACGTGTTAATGAAAATACCGGGTTAACACCAGTAGTTAAGTTTTTCATAATCCGTGTTACTTTACCTAATGCATGAATCACCACATTCTGAGCTTTCGGCTGCAGATTGGTTAAGGCATCCAACAAAGCAGGATCATGAACTTTTACATGGACTGGTTTCCCGTCTATCAGTCCCCTTACGACATTCCCTTTGGTTAAATCTACCTTTTGATCGAACGCTTTATTAAATTCGTCTAGTACTCCGTCAATTCCTTCATTTTTTAATTTATTTCCAATCGAATCTAAGAAGGTACCAGCTCCATTTTCGGTCGGAATGATTTCGGCCCAACCCTGAAATGCTTCTGGATCCTGCTTAATATTATTTATGAGCGTTTGCATGACCTCATTCCGCTTTGCCGTTTTTACATATTGGGCAGTATGCTCAATCGTGCTTTCAATTGGACTGACGATTTTACGCTGGGACCCTATCGCCTTTTTAATGGGGTTACTTTGATTGCCGAATCCCTTTTTTGCTCCATAAAATAATGGACGCTCGATGTCGCTGAAAATCCGGTTATTTGGCACGTAATGTGGGTTAGCTTCTAAATATCCTTCCCATTGTTCTTTGCTCAATATCCCCGTGTCTACGAGCCACTTCTGACCGAGTTGTTTATTATATTGATAATACTCATTCGCAATTTCCTTAAACTCGGGATGTTGCTCCTCATACTTCGCTACAATTGCTCGTGACTTATCTGGGGTCATTTGCATTTCATCGGGAAATACCTTTTCCCCTCGTTCCATCCTGGTAATGGCGTGCAGATTAATCAAGTAATCTTCAAACTCTTTTAATCTTCCTTTTGGAACTTTCATGGTGATATCATTTAAGGATTGACCAATAACTTCCCCGTTTTTATCCACCATATTTTCCGTGAGGATCTGTTTGCTAATCATGTCACTGCCACGGGAGTTTAACCCTAATGTATGGGTACTTTCAGAAGCATTTAATCGACGTCCTAATACTTCTTCTACTTGCTTATCAAACTGTTCTAATCGGTGTAAATTGTCCACGGTTTTAGTATAAGCAGTATCGACGGCTGCTTTTACATTTACCGGATCCTTTTCGGTTTTGGTTCCAATTTGTTCAATGGTATTTGGTAGTGTATCTCCCGGCTGATAGGGATGGTCAAACGGATTAGGATTTTTCTCAGAATTGATTAACTTATTTCCGAAATTCCCTTCGATTGGTTCTGCTCCTGCTGTAATAGGTTCATAGTCTCTTCCTGCCTTTAATGATTTTTGAGCACTTGGCTCAATTGCCGCGGCGACTTCATCATTTTTTTTTATACTATTTAAAAACTGCTGCAACTTTTCCGCAGGTGTTAAATTATCCGGTAATTTTGGGATGTTTAGATTAATACCATTTGGTGTTGTCGTTTTCGGTTGTTGATTAATAGAATTCATCATCTCATCATAGGACTGTACCGTTGGAATATCTGGACCTGGAATACCTGTTTCTTTTGGTTTGCCACCTAATTGATTCAACTTTTTAATGGCATCCGCAATCCTTGGGTCATTACGTAATAAGGTTTTGATGTTAACCGGAGCATTGGCTTTGTTATTTTCCATTTCAGCGAGCTTAATTAGATCATCAAAAGTTTTGGGGTCATTAGGTCCTTTTACTTTTAAGTACAGTTCATCTGGGCTTAGTTGAGGACGGTAAATGCCTCGCTTATCTCCAGTTTTTTGCATTTCCTTCTGAATGTCTAGCAATCTCTGATTATATCCGCCCTCTGGAGCGTTCTTTAGAGCGTCTGTTTGATTTAGAATGTTATCCCCTTGTTTGGATATCATTTCTCCAGTATATTGCCCTACGTTGGCTTTAGGAAAGCTTCCTCTTGCTTTTGAAACCTGTCCACTTTGAGCAAAGTTTAACCATTCATTTGTAGTAGCAGGAACATCGACTTTTGGAATCTCATTTGGAACAAAGGAATCTAATGATTTAGGATTAAGGGTTCCGCTGTACTTTGGCGTAAATTGCGGAATCGGCGGTACCTGTTTAACCGGGTCAGCAATAACGTTCGAAATATCCCCTTTAGGCGCATAGGCTTCTTGCAAAGCCTTTTGGAATTCCTCTTCGTTAAAGGCTTGAGATTTGGTACCTTTCAATACCTCATTTAGTTGTCCTTTTAAGTTTAGATTTCGCATTAAACCGCCAAGTACTGCATCGCCACCGCCTGCCATCCCCGCCTCGGCCAAAACCGCAAGAGGGGAAGTATCTTGATTAGAGGCAACTTTACGAACAGCTGCTTTTTCTGTTCCTGCTATGGTACCGGCAATAGCACCGCGAATTAAATCTTTTGCAATTGGATTTTTCAAAGCAGTTTGACCAATTAGAGCATCAGCTGCACCATAAGCTCCACCTATCGTATAAGGGGCTAATTCACCAGCAGACGTACCAATAAAATCAGATGCCTTTTCTAAACCGTTTTTAGGTGATCTAGTTGTATTGTTTAACATTTGAATAGCTTCAATCGAATGTTTATCTTTTGGGTTTTTCTTTAATTTATCAGCTGCTAGATTAGCGTAATTTTGATTTTCAGCGTTAACAAAATCTTCTCCGAATACTTTATGAGCTGCATTACCAACACGGCCAAATGTACTATCAAGGAAACCAAGTAAACCATTTCGTTCTTTCGATACCTGTTTGGATAGTTCCAATTGTTGTTTAGCTTTTTCAATTTCTGCTTGTTGTTTAGCCTGAATATCGTTATTCATACGTTTATTCATGTTATTAAAGATGCCATTCATGACATCATTTTTAAGCAATGCTCCTTGTCCGGGTCTCACATTTTGGCCTTTGCTTACCGTACCATCTTTATTGGTTTTGATCGACTGCTGTGAGTCATATTGGAAGTCTAGGAAATTACGAAAATCCTCCGATTGTCCAGGAGTCATCCCCAACCGCTTGGTGACATAGTCAAACTTGTCATTGTTGCTTCTTCCTATACCCTTACCTTTAATACCACCTAAAATCGAGGTTTCCCAATCATAATTTTTGGTTTCACTCTGACCTTGATATCCTGGTAAGGTATATTGCGGGCGAGAGGTTTGGGAAGCCTCTCTAAAGTTAATTTTCCCTTGTGATGCATCTAGTTGGGCTTGTTTCTTTTTACGGTCCTGATCTTCTTGCCATAATTGATAGGCTGTTTTAGCCATTATCTTCACCTCTCTATAATCCAAGCATCTTCATTTTTTCCCAGTCAGTTAAATATGGAGATTTCGCTGGAGGTGTTGGATTACTAAAGTACTTCGAACCAGTACTTTGCGCTTGTTGAATAACTGGATTGGAATAATAACGGTCAATTGGTGCCGATGGTGGTGTTTTTGCGTTATTAAAAGCTGTTAAAGCATTATTCAAAGAATTTATGCTGCTAGTGGTGCCGCTAATAGTACCTTTTCCGGTTGAGGTTCCGCTTCGTCCACCTCCCCGACCACCACTAGACTTTTTTGAGTATTCATATTGCAAAGCCATTCGTGCTTTTTCTGCTGGAGACATTTCATTCCAAGAACGGTCTTGTCGTTGTAAATCTTGTTGACCCATCCACTCATTATAAAGCTGTGAACGATTTTGGAGATTAAACTGTTTATCCTGATTCACCATGTCATAAGCCATTTGTGCAAGTTGTGTAGCCCGTTGCGCTGATATATCTCCGACTTGACCTTGAGCAGAAATTCCATTTTTATTAATTAAATCGGCTGCCAATCCACTATGAGCGAGTCCTCTTGATGCAGCTAGTTGCCCAGATTGCACATCATTTTGGTATTTTTGCGTATTTACATTTTGAAGTGCACGACTGTATAACGGATCAATTTGTGCGGCCGCTTGTTTTTGGGCGGTTGCATAGTCCATTGGTTTTGCATTATAGGAAAATTGAGGAGTTGCCATATTCATTCCTCCTTACTGTGTAATTAAATCTTCTCTTCCTTGTGAAATTAAATAAGCGTCTATTCCTTCTTTAAGGTCTGGACGCTTGGAAATAACATAATCGTAGGTGTATACACCATCAATGATTCGTTGCCCCATATAAGCCGCCATTACATCATTCCCCCTAAAATCAGGTCGTCAATGGCCTGTTGCATCAATTCCTGTTGTTTTTTTAGTGTTTCAAGTGGTTCTGGTTCAGGCAGGATATTTTTTAATGTATCTAATTCCTCTTGAGTAAGACCTTCCACCCATTCACCATTCACAAATTTGGCTTTATATAATCCTTCCAAAGGAATGGCTTCTGAACAATCATTCGGTACCTCTTGGTCTTTTTCCAACAAAACAGGTTCCACATAAAACCCGTTTTCATCAATTCTAAAAACCTGTCTCATGATTTCACTCCTTATTGTTCAGCGAAAAATGATGCTGCATCTAATATCAAAAACTGATTATTAACCGCTTCCGATATAATAATCGTACCATCTGGATTTACTTGAATCCGTTTTTGAGCCAAAGCGCCATCGTCACCCAAAAAGTATTTAGTTTCTTTCGGTCGATACCCCGCTGGCAATGTTGCGATGGTTGTACCAGCTGCAGAAGTACCGTTTTTAATCAAACCTTTTATTTGAACACGACCCATATTATCTTTTAAATAGGCAGGAGTACCACCTGATCCATAGTAAACCCAACCATTTTGCAATACTAAAGGAATCCATTGCCCTTGTTCTTTTTTTGCAAATGTACTGTCCATTTGACTGTTAGAGTACCGGTTATTTAAATCGGATTCTAATTCATTGGCTGCCGCAATTAAGTTGTCTAATTCTTCATCCACTTGAATGGAACTGATTTTAGTTCCCGGCTGAAAGTTATATTTACGTGAATAAGTCATATATTCACCGCCTTACTTTGCTTTTTTAGGTTTGTATTGAAAGGCAATGCCGTAAATGGTTAACGGTTCATTTGCTTTATCGTTATCAATAATTAATTGAACGCTTTTCCCTTTTTCCCGAAACTTTATTGGATTCTGCGTGACTTCGGCAAAATCCCATACCACTTCATCCCAGTTCGATTCGTCCCAGGTTGCCGCGTTTTCTGTGTTGTAATCACCATTTAAATCGTTGATATCCAACACGGTATATTGGTCAATCAATGCCTTTAAGCCATAGGTGGAATTGAAATTATCCCATTGTTTTTGAATGACCCACATCTTTTTAAACTTCTTGAGGTGAACCGGCAGGTCAAAGTCGCATATTTTTGTTTTCATCAAGAAGCTGATCGGGTCCGAATCATCCGAATAGGTGTTTTCATCAAATTGATAAATCACACCTTCATCAGTAGAAAAATACAGCACATCGTCAATTACCAAGAATGAATTCGCTTGTATATTGGTGTACTTGGACCATGATTCTAAGGTGACATCGTAAACCAATGTGGTTCCGTTCGGAAAACTTAGATAATACTTGCTGTCGTGAAAAACAGAAACGGCTTTTGATTTATCCGAAACTCCCATTGACTTAAGCGTCGAAACCACCTTATCACTGACAATTTGAGCCGAAATAAACTCCTGCTCGGTAGCATATAGACTGAACACATGATTTTCTGCCAAATAAAAAAGGTTGTTTCCTACTTCCTGCACACTGTCAGGAGCAATACAACCTTTTGGTACATTGATTTTGATTAATTCATAGTCCACAATGGTTGAACCGTCCCCTTTTAGTACCCAAATACTTCTTTTGCAGAGTATTACCAGTACATTTCGGAACGTTTTCAGCTCCACGATTTCATCGTTATCCTCTACGGCCACGTCAACAAAATAGGTTGCCGGAAAGTAATCATAGACCGCATATCCCAAATATGGGTCAAAGTAACAAAAGTTTACCCTGTTTTTGATAGTCGGATGTGCCGCTACAAATAACCGGTCTTTTTTCAAAGCGAATTTGCGAAAATTAGTTAAGTTTGCCATGTCATTTAATCCGGGATCAGTAGATTCTTTAGGTGTTCCTTCTGGATTATCATATGGTACATGCGGTGTAACCTCACTCACCGAAACACCGTCATAGGCTTTCAATTTACCTCCGTCAGCCACTAAAACAACATCTTGAATACTTCTATTCTTATACGTGATAAAACGAAAGGAATCGCTTGTTAGAGTTCCTGTTATGGGTGTTAATTCTCCGTTAACTACCTTATTTAATTGATTCTGATGAAAGGCAATTAATTCGCTTACTCCATTGTTTTTATAGAACGTGTAAAGCTTTTTAATCGGGTTTCTGACGTGAATTGCTTTGTTCCAAGTTGTCACATTCTCACCGCCTTTTCATAAAAAAGAGGCCCATTACTGGACCTTTTACTACGACTTCTTTTTCTCCAAGTGTGACATACATCATTTAAATTTATCTTCTTTTAATGTACATTTTTTACCATTAAAAGGAGTGAATAGAATGTTGAAAGATAAAATAATCCAATCCCCTAATCCTGCTATCGATACCTTTAAATGTCCAAAATGCGGTGCAATCTGGAGAGCAGAAGGATTTTATGATTTCGATTTAGGCGGATGGATATATGATATTGATGATGAATACTGCCCTTGTGATTGCAGAAATATTTTGGGTTTTCGTATTAAAGGGCAAGTAACCAAAAATTAAAGAGTATTGATAAATGATAAAATCTTATCTGCTAACACTTGATGCCCCGCATCATTTGGATGTAAACCATCTGGATCGGTGTAACCCGGTGCAGTAAAGTAATACTTATTACCGTTCGTATCCCAAACAGGTAAATTACTGTTATGGTACAAATCTAATACAGGGATTGAGTAATGTTTACCAATGGTTTTTATCATTTCTGCTAACTGTTCCAAGGTGTATCCTTGTGCGTTTTTGGATGCCATACTACCCCAGTTGTCACTTCGTGGAATTGGAGTAAATACCGCAATCGACTTATTATAAAATTTTGCAGATAAGCTAGATAATAATGCGTTGATACACCCAGCAACTGTTGTTGTTCCTGTATCCCCCAAAACACCAAGTGGCAAATTATTAGAAGATACGTTCCCCCAATCATTTGTACCAAGAAATACGGTTATTAAGTCTGGTGTAACAGTAATACTGTCACTCTCGTTATACCTATTATAATATCCTGTACCACCTTGACCGTTGTTGTAAACCGTGCAATTAATAAGGTCTTTAATATAATCGTGATAATTTTTATTGGTTCTAAAATTATGTCCTGTAATACTATCACCAATTACTAACCATGACTTATTAGCCCATTTTGATTTTGATTGAGCTGCTTGAGTGCTATTCAGTTTAAGCCAAGGTAATTCATAAAAAGATGATGAATACGGAACAAAACTTGAAGGTAATACACTACCTGCTACAATCATTGAATTTGTTGGTGTATTGTAATTATCTCCATTCCATCGTAAATATACAGCATTCGAAGGTGATGTTGTTGTAAAGTTCGTTTTGGCAGACGGTAATGCAGAAATAAAGTTTTTATTTGCATCATACCATGCTCCAGGCTGTGATATTAAACTCGTAAACGAATAAGGAGCATTTCCAGTTACAGGTATATAGTCCGTATAATAAATATATGATTGTGATGTTACTGGCAATCCAGTAGTAGAACTCACAAAATATCCATAAGTAACCGTATTTGGGTTGAGTAAGTTCGTCGAAAGCCTTTGAATATTATCGCTAAGTTGATCGGGACGAATAAAACCTGTTAATTTAGTCATCGGTATAGAACCTATTTTATTAACATCCACACTTTCAATATTATCATTTTTAATAAGTAGGATTGGTGATTCTAACTTAAAAGGAACGTATGAAGCAGGAAGAGTACTACCCTTTACAAGCATAAAACCAGTTTTATCTTGCCATGTGTTAGCGTAACTAATAAACATATTTAGCCGTAAATAATAAACATTGGCAGGGACTGTGAATGATGTTGTACTTATACTGGTTGTATAAGGTAATCCAATATAGTTTTTATTCGAATCATAGGTACCACCCGGACTACCAAATCCAGCAGATACTGATAATACATCTCCAGGCTGAACAGGGATATAGTCTGAAACGCATAAAGTCGAAGATGATAGCATGTTACCATTTATATCAATATAAAAATTATCAGTAACAGTATTTTTATTGAATAAGTTCGTACTGGACACCATAAAATCAGTTTTGTTATATGTGATGGATTTATCTGGAACACCTGTACTTTGGTATATCCCGCCTGCCGACCACGCTGAACCATTCCAGTAATACCATTTTCCATCTGCCGTAACTACATAAATATTTGCATTACCTGTTGGAAATGCTGTCTGCAATGCTGATAAAGTGGGATAAACTCCTTTAGGAGAACCGCTTGCTACAGCTGCAACCTTCGTGTCTACATAGCTTTTATCTGCTTTTGTTGCTAATGCTGTTGCATTTGCAGATACATTTGCATTAGTTGTGTTTAAGTCTGTCTGTTTCGCTTTTTCCGCCAAAGACGTCTCATTAGCAGCAAATCTATCCTTTAATTGAGCATAAGTTCCGCGAGCCAAAACAACCTCTGGATTGCTGGAACCGGCTTCTGCTACCACTTTATTAAATTGGTCCTTCACATCATTAGCTGTTGTTAAAGCTTCACTCGAAGTCGTATCCGCGGTTTCGGACTGTGCCAGAGCATCATTGGTAATTTGTACGATACTATCTAATGCCTCTTTCACATTTGAGTCACCATAAGAAATATTTTCGGCAGCGTGGGCATTACCTGCCGTTTTGTGGGAATCCATTTCAACTTTACGGTTGTTAATTTCCTGGTCTATCGTCTCAAAATTGGTGGATAGTGTCTGATCCACTGATTCATTGTCGTTTCGACTAGGTTTATATAAATTAAAATGATTTGTGTATTGAGCCATTATAGTTCACTCCATTTCTTTGGCCCCACATCAGCCCATGTTAATGTCTGCTGAACAGGAGCAAAAGCAAAAGGTATAAATCCATGTCTTTTTTGGACAAAGCCTTTTCCAATAATGGCATTTTCGGCTTCTACCAATTCGTTATCGTTAAGCAAAGATGGACTATCTTTACTGTTAATTCCTAAGCTAAAATCTTTTAAATAAAAAAGTTGGTCACTCACCAGATCACCTTCTCTGTGACTCGGCCTTTCCGGTCCCGTTTCGAAATAAACTGCTGGTATTCTTCCTTCCTCGCATTGTATCGAAGGAAAGTATCTGGCCTTTCATCATAATCTTCTTCTGTAAACTGTAAATTGCCTAAACAGAACAGTATCAATAAATCATGAAAGGAATCTTCTAATTCTGGTATATCATCGGCATTTTCAACATGATTAAACTTCCGGTAATAATACAATGTCAGGGATGATTGTTCTCTATTTTGAAGAATGAGGGAATCACCCCATTTTTTATAACCATCACTATCCATATCCTCAAAGGATAAAGGGTCTAGAAACTCGTTATTTTGTGCTACAAACCGTAATTCATATAAATCAGATGGTAAGGTATAAGGACTTTCAATAACGGCCGCAGCCTGCTTTTTAGCAATAGGAGAAAGATCATCTAAACAGCGATTGACCCAATCTGTTATATCTGAGGCTTCATAATCGTCATCAATATCTCGGTTAACCTGTCTAATAATTTCGCTTAATTTCATACGCTCACCCCTTGAACGTATTTCTGAGCACCTTCCACACGTCCATAATCATAGGCATTTTTATAAGCTTCTAATGACTCTCTCGCAAAATCCTCCGCCATATCCTCCATGACTCGATGATGTTCCCTCTCTCTCTTTGCCTCAGCCATTTTGATTTCTTTATCAGCATCAAAACCATTGGCGATATGGATTTTTTTCATATGATCCACAATATTGCTCGTTAGAAAAGGAAAACCAGGCTGGGGAATTTTCATTATGGCCGTTTCAAATAAACCATCCATAATTAAATGTTCATTCGTGGTCGGATTGTATAGGAGATATAAGTGTTCATCATATTCCTTCAGTTGTTCTTCCACATGGTAAATGTCATTTAAGGGCCATCGTTTAAAGCCGTTTTTCAAGTGTCTCATACTAGCCTCCATAAAAAAGAAGAGGCAGGATTGCTCCTGCCCCTTTCACTATTACTTCGTATATCCAGTTGCTTCGGTGATGTCTCCAAGCTCCCAGAAAGCGTTACGAGCATGGCACACAAGAGTTTCCATCGTGTAGGCTGTTGCCTCATAAGCTGCCTGGTTCGGTACACGGCTGAACATAGAACCATCTTCCTCCATGAATTGAAGAGGAGCTACACGGTAGATGTTCATATCATCCCAGTTACCTCCCCATACACGGTTTCCAAGCATATATTTATCCGTTAAGAATGGCATTCCGTCAAATTCTAGTGCCTTATAACCACCTTCAAGCTCCATGACGTTTGTGAAACGCTTATTGGCTTGTAGAAGTGCTTCATAAGCTGCACGAACTCCAAAAGAGCTGATAAGGAAGTCGGTATCCTTTCCGGCCTGGATATTCGTTTCATCAATTGCAAGCCTTAATAGGGCATCTGAAATAGCCCGGTTGGTACCGCCATTTGCAAAACGAAGTGCTTTCCACCATGTATAAGTAGCAGGGTCAAGACCTTGCAGTAATTTGGACGTAGAAATGATGCCAGATAATCCCATTGGATCTAATCCGTTTGTTCCAGTTACTACGACATAGTCAACAGCTGCAGTAGTGACGGCAGCACCATTGATAGTAATAGTTGTGTTGGTACGGTCAATCGCTGTAATAGAACGAGAAGAAGCTTTTACAGTCGTATTATTGGAACCGTCGATAATATCGACAATCTGACCAACAAAGAAAGGTTTTACTGAATCAACCGTTAAAGTATTAACACCAGTGTTTACGGCAGTAGTTGCAAGCCTACCGGTACCATCGCCAAATAGAACGCGAGAACGATAGTTTTTGATATCAGTAGTTAAGCCTTTTACCTCAGACTCAACCGCACGAAGGTAAGAAGTTTTATCCTTCTTGGATTGCTCGATGGCTTGAACCGATACTTGCAAGCGACCGGCTACCATCTTGGAAGTACCCGTAGAAGATTTGTAAGCTTGGTTACCCGCTGTTGGTAATGTTCCTCCTTCTGCAACGGCTCCAACGCCTGAGTTACGGCCGAAGTGATGAGGAACAGAGAACCCGGACCCGTCACCAGTAATCGTTTCAACCTTAGATTCTAGTTTGCTAAGGATATAGTTTGCATTGTTTACCTGCTCACGGATCGTTGGCAAATAATCAGTTTTTAATACATCAGCTAATGTTTGTAATGTTGCTGCCATGAAAAATCATCTCCTAATCATTAATATCTGCTGCATTCAGTCGTGCTAAGGCACGCTGTCTTGCCTCCGCAAAGTTTTTCGGCGGGGCATCTTTAATAAGTCCTGGTGTTCCCGGACCTTCTACCTTTGGAGCTTTCTTACTCTCCAAATACTCTTTGATGGCTACATCTTTCGCATTTTTTAAATCATTTTCCATTTGTTCATAGCGCATAGCTCGATACGCCATATCAAAATTAGGAATCTGATTCTCTACCATGAATTGCTCAAGGGCTTCTGCTTCAATCCCTTTTTCCTTACTGAAATCCTGCAAGGCCGATTGAAACTGCTTCATGATCTGTTCTTGCTGCTGCTGTTGTTCCAGCTCGTCAGCACGCTTAGCACGTTCTTCTAGTTCTTCTAAACGTTGCTGGTATTCAGGGTTAACCCCGTTTTGTTGGGCACGTTCTTGAAGCTGTGCCTCCTCTAATGCCGCCTGAAATTCTTCAAAGCTGTTATACCCTGAAGCTTTCATGACATAATCCACTGTTTGTTGGTATTGGTCATAGTTGCCATACTTCTGGCCGACTTCCTGTTCCCACTTAGCACGTTCTTCAGCTAATTTTGCTTGAGTGCGCTCTTCTAAGCGCTTCGCAAATGCTTTGGATTGGTCGAGATCATCTGTGGGTGGAGTAGGTGATTCTGTAGGTGGTGTGTCTATAGCCGGTTCTGTTACTTCCGGCTGAACATCTACTACCTCATCTGTCTCAGGGCTGGCGATTTCCCCGCCTTCAACGCCTAAATCTGCAGCGAAAAACTGCAAGTCCATTCTTAATAAACTTCTTCTTGCATATAACATGGTTTATCCTCCTCGTGGATGGGCGAAAGTCCACCTTTAGCGCCCTCGATTATATGAAAATAGGCCCAACGACTGTCACGTTAGGCCTGAATTATGATTTACTTATTACTTTTTGTGCTTCAATATCCAGCTTCTTATTCTGCAAGGCAAGTTCCGCCTCTTTATTCCGTTGATCCTGTGCCTGCATATCAGCCTGCTGTTGTTGCTGCATCATCATTTGTTCCTGCTGCTGTTGTGCCTGTTGCTGCATAGGAGCCTGAATAAACTGCAAATGCTCATTCACATGGTCATCGATAATCTGCTGAATAACAGGAGGTAATTTATCATAATCTGACGACTTCCGAAACATGTTATGGAAATAAACATGCGTATCATGGTCCTGAAAATCCCTGACCGGCGGTAATTCGATAGGCAATTTCGGTAATGGTATTTGGCTAGGATCTCCGCCCGCTTGTGCAAATTGCTGGGCGGCCGCCTGGTATTGTTGCATTTGCATTTGATATTGTTGTAAGTCTTTAAGTGTGTTTTCATCTTCCGCGTATTTTTGGAAGTCTTTATTCTCACTCTTAGCCTTATTCTCATCGAGCTGCTTCATTTCAAAGACCGCTTCCGTGTCACCCATACCGAGTAAACGAAGGAAGGTTTCATTATCAGGTCTTCCATCACGATCTACAATCGCGCCTTTATCCCAGAGCAACATAATACGTTCCTGTTGGGCTGATTTCAATTCCGGTAATGAAGAGCCTTGAATGATGTTGATATCCTCGCCACCGCTCAAATCAGAGCCTTTAAACGCGACCAATTCAATCTCATTATCTTTACCAAGTATTTTGGCCATGCGCTCCTCGGTATAATGCTTTTTCATCAAAAGAAGTACGCGTTTGAGTGCCCGCTTCATGCCTCGCTCGTAGTTTTCGGCAGAGACAGCAAGCTTCTCGTTTTCCTGCTCTACCATCAGCTGTAATCCGCTGTAAGTATCCAGTCCGGCTGGTAGTCTTCCTGCTGTTATCTCCCTAGCTCCGCTCATATCATCAATGTCCCTCATATAAAACTCAATAAGGCGGTCATAAATGGCAGGAAGATCAGGAGGTGATACGCGAACTGGGGCAGGTCCGCTTGGAGTGTAATAAAGAATGGCACCTGTTTCATTAATCAGGTCATCTTCATCTACCTGGGCACCCGTAGGAATGAGCCACATGCTGTTACCCATTCGCTTGGCATGAGTAGCCATGGCGGTTTTCATAATATTAATGTGCCGCTGAATCGGAAGCATGTCTTTGATAAACGCATCCCCTTTGACCGAGGATGGAATTGGAATATCTACAAATAGAACATATGGTAAATCACCGGCATTCTCATCGACATCAAGCACCGTATTATTGGCGACCGTTACCTTTAATCCGTTCGGATATTTCCGGCACGGTTTCACCCACATTTCATCAACCATGGCCATACGGTAATTCTTTTTATTAGATTGTAAGTTTGAGTAACCGGTTGATGGAGTTAATTCCGTTTGCATATAGTCCACATTGGCATCAGCGGGCACATCTTTACCGTACTTTTCTTTGATGTAATCAATGTCCCTTGGTTTCCGCTCAATCATCCACCGAATCTCTTCATCGGTAGTAGCTGCAGGATCTATTTTTAAGGTTAATGGGTCAATGACACGTGCCACGATTTCACCCATGTTGACTTGTTCTGGCATTTCACCTGATAGCAAATCCTCTTCGGTCGGTTCGGGTGTGATATCGTCACCTAATTCAGGGTCAAAATAAACCTTTAATGCACACCATCCTTTAATGGCATCTTGGAAATGAATATCCCGTGCTTTGCGGTCCATTTCCTGCTCCTGCCACCAGTGATCAATGAACCGTTTGGCCGCTCGTGCAATTTCAATCCGGGTTTGGTCATTTGTATCCGGAATCACATCGTATTTAATGCGGTTCTTAATCTGCTTCGCTACCTTGACCATGACTTTTGGTTTGATGATGTTGTGGGTCACTCGCTCTTCGTTGGGAGCAGATGGCGCAACCGTCATTTTTTTACTGGTGGAATCCCACACAATCCATTGATTGCCAAGGTAGTAGTTTAATTGACGTAAGATTTGGCGGTGATTCTCCCAATCCTCTGCCTGTTTTATGCGTTCTTGGACGATGGATACCCATTCATCCGTGGTTTTAGCTTGGTCTTTTTCTTCACTCAAGGCGAATCACCTACTTTTTCGGCTTTTTCGATGATTGATTCTTTGATTTTGGTTTCTCTGGAGGTTTATCTTGTGGGATTTCAGGCTGTTCAGGGATTTCAGGTTGTTCAGGTGGTAATTCTTCTGGTATTTCCTCTTTTTTCGGTTTGGCGTGAATGTCATAGCCTTCGATTTCCAGTTCCTTTACTTGAACCGGGAGATATTCATAAGACTGATCTACTTCGGCTCGTCTCTCGAATGCTTCTACCTGGTCCGCCGCAACCATAAACTTATCGGCTAAACCACCCATGGAGATGATAAATACTTTTTTCAATTTATTCGGCCTCCTCGTAAGAAATATTTTTCCATCCAGCTACATAGGAGATTTTAATGTTTGGGCTGTATTTATGGACCATGTTGTCATCGTATGTTTTATCGTAATATTCCTTTTTAGATTGGAAGTTTTCCCTTGGGTTGATAATTAACTCTTCTGCTTCCCCGACTCCGTCAACTGCAATAACTAAATATTTAATATCATCACTAGCGATACATTGGTCAACAATTTCTAAGAATTGATTTTTTTCCAATTTCTATTCCTCCATTTACTCCAAAATAAAAGATGGCTTCGGCTCCTCTGGTTGCTGAGCTTTCACCATCTTGATTTCTGCTTGTTTGTATTCTCCGAATGTTGGGGCCTGAATGCGATCTAACAGCTCTGACCTTTCCGTGTCCCATAATTCGCTTAAATTCACTACATGTCTATGGTGTTGCTTTGTCAGTTCTACAATATTGTCCTGAAAAGACTTTTGTTGAGCTGCTAAAATACATAACAAAATGACAATGATCACTACTAAAAATAAGACAACTACATTCATTCCATTCTCACTCTTTTCTTTTTGTTCATTTGCTTCTGCACATGTCGCTGGAGTTTTGCCTCCGGACTCAAATCTGGTTCTTTCGGCAATGGCTTGGTCGGCTGAGGTCGGCTCATTAATCCATAACGAAGAGCATCTGGTGCATGGTCGAGTGGGTGGTCCTCAATATCTTCTGGATTGTTTTCAGCTATGACCATGGACGGCAACGCCTCTATTAAATTCGTACAGGTATCAAAGATTTTCAGTTTGGCATTTTTGAAGGTTTCACCGGTTACCGGGTCCGTATCATCAAAAACATGCAGCCATTCGCGAACACGTTTCCATCCGTTTACCCGTTCCTTGGTCGCTTGGATCATCGGTACCCCATTTTCCGCAAAGACTTCGGCCGGGCTCTTACCATCTGTTTTTCCTTTGTTCCAGAAAGAAGTATCGCCCACGCTGTACTCAATCTTTTCATTTCCGGATAGCTGCTTCACTTTCGCCACTTGTTGATGAGAGAGCAATTGTGATTTGACAAACTCCCGATAAATAAAGAGATTTCCGTCCCGGTCTAATGCTCCCCATAAACAAACAAAAGGATCGTTAAACCCTTCATCCAGCATTCTAAACCGTCGCCAATCATGTGGAATTGGAAATGGTTTAATGACATGAGTCTTGCGGTTAAACTCTCCAAAGAACTGGCCTGCGAAGGTATCCCAATCGCCATCTAATAATTGCTTACGTTCCTGGTCCGGTAAGCTCATCAAACGGATGAGATATCCTGGATCATTCGCAATCAAAGCTTGATTATCGTGAACATTGGCTGGAATAAACATAACTGTGTTGATGACTGGTTCTCCCGTAATCGGATGCAATATAGGATTACCATTGTCATCAGTCACGGGTACTTCATGAGGTTGTTCGGCTGGTCCGATATCAATAAAGCGTTTTTTGACCCATGAGTGGCCAACTCCTCCAGGGTTGGTCGTACTCTTCACGCTTCTTGGATAGGGCTTAGAGCCACGCAAACGGGAGAGCATGTAAACATACCACTTTTCCTCAAACTGCGTTAATTCTTCCCATCGGATGACGTCATATTCGGCACCCTGATAGTTCATATAGTTCGCATCATTATCCCAGTAAGCTAATTCGATAACAGATCCATTAATTAAAGTCCATTCATGCTTGGAAGAATTGTATTTGGCAATTTCCTTTGGATAAACTTGCAAGGTTCTTGAAATTATAGAACGCTGTAAGTCTGGGAAGGTTCGACGGAAAATGATCTGCCGACTCCCCGCATACTTCATTCCGTATTTCAGAGAGTCCATGATAGTTGCTTCTGACTTGCCGCCTCCAGCTGCTCCACCATATAAAATCTCATCAGCTTTCGCTTTATGGTAGATTACCTGTCTTGGCTGCGGTTTATATGGGATGACGATTTTCATTCATCATTCATTCCTTCATCAAAAACAACAGTAAGACTCGTTTCCCCTGAAAGCTCTGTTTCCTTCTTATCTCTCCAAACATCAGGCTTACGATTCTTTAACCAGAAAATTTGTGCGGTTGTATCTGGTGTTACTTCTTTCGTCTTTTCCTCCACCACAACCATTTTATAACGGGAAACACCGAGTTCTACTGCGCGCAATTCCTCCATCGTTGCTTCTGGATTTTCTAATTTATATCGATTTACAGCAAATTTTTGTCGTGAGTAATATTCTTGCTCTGACATTTCGACTGATTGATATTTTTTCTCTATATACTCATATCCGAGCGCTCGTTTGAGCAAGGCATTTTCAACTTCAGCATCAACAATTTCTTTCCCTCTTTTTAAGGCAGCCGAAAAAGCCGGAAATTGATTTTTGTATTCTTTCAAAGTTGAATAAGCCACACCTAACTTCATAGCGATTTGCTCATCAACCAAGCCATCTCGTGCCCAACATTCTACCTCAAAAAGTCTTGGTTCAACATGAGAATGATATTTACTTTTCCGTCCAGCTTTTTTCATTACATTCTCACCGCCTCCAAATAAAAAAAGCACCCCGAAGGATGCCTAGTTACTATAGATTTTCTAATGTAACAATCACTGTATGCTCACCAGGAGAATTAAAAACATTCTGATGAGTAACTGATTTTACTCTGTACTTAGCTCCTCCAGGTACTGGGTCATCAATAATGTCACCTGTTCCCGGAATTGTTAATAATGGATTAGGAAGAAGTATCTTTTCATATCCATCTTCAAATAATACAAATTTAACTTCCATATTTCCCCCTCCTTTCGTCCTTTTAATTCGACAAAAGGAGATATTTTCCTGCTACGCATTTCATATTCGATTTTTACTACTGTTTCGGATGGCTCCATGTCTTCTGCTATATGTTTGCATATTCACACCCATTAGTTCCTCTAAATCCTTTTTGCTCAGTTTCTCTTTTTTTGGTTTCTTCTCTGGTGATTTCACTTGCTGCTTTTTCTCTTTCATACCAGCATCACCTCATTTAAGTAGTGGAGAAAGAAGGCAACGATCCTTCCTCTGTGGTTTTTCAGACCACCGCTAATCCATCTCAGCTATTTCTCCATAAAAAAGAGACGACATCCACCGGGAGGACATCGTCTAATATAAAGGGGATCGGATCTAACATAACGTTAGAATTAAGCAAAAGACTTCAACATGGACAAACATGTTGTCAGGACTATTTCCGTAGCCCTACCCCCATCATCATATAAATAAAAGACCAAGTCAAAATGTGCCCAAAATGATAAAAATGGTAAAACTGATAAAAATGATAAATCTGTATTTTTTTTAACTTCCTGATATTTTGTCCACTATGCTATCTTGAATTTTGCTTACCTGGTTTCTGTATGTCCCTAAATGCTTGCCGATAGCTGCTAAGCTCATTCCGTCTAAGATGCAATCCAGCACAACCTTTTCCCGTTCGTCCGTTACTTTGTGCCGGTTCTCATTCAGAAAGTTGACTTTATCAATGTATTCAATGAGCCTTTCAGACTTCTCGTTTCGTCTCACAATCTCATTTTCGAGTGCTTTTGATACAATTCCCTTACCCGTCGGTAATGAGGCGCTTACACCCCATTGTTGCGTTAATTTAGACTCTGTTTTTTTCAACTCCGCATCGAGTCTCTTTATCTCATTGATCATCCAAAAGTAATCTTTTAAAATACCGTAAATTTGATGCTTGTTATACGTTTTACTGCTTATGATCACGTACTATTCACCTCTATCCTGCTTCATAAAATGTCCGTAGGACGAATTACTTACTTAAAAATCGAAGAGATATTGCCGATATTCCTTTTGGCACTCTAAATGTTTCTGTTTTTTTGTACTTCTTAATAATTACATCAATTTCATTAACAGGATTAAGGTTTTCATCATAAAAACAAACTTTAATATTACTATTTGTTGTGTATTTTTTGCCACCTGTCACTGGTAATAAATGATTCAATTTTCTCACTCCCACTAAGACATCTTTTTGTTCTTTTGCGACTAAAATCAATTTGCCACCGCTGGCTTATAGCGGTTATGCTTCACGCAATATTCTGGAAGGTTAGCTCGTACCAATGCTTCTGCAAATGGAGGCGGAACAGAATTTCCTACTCTGGCTACTTGCTCCGTCTTTGGATATGGCTTTCCTTCAAAATCTTTATCGATAATGTAATTGGATGGGAATCCTTGAGCTGCATATAATTCATGAGGCTGCAGCATCCTCATTCCAATATCGATGATTTGATAATCCTGACCGTGTAATGTCACCAATCCAAATCGGTCTCGTGTGGTAATCGTGTGAAGTGGCTCTTTAATTCTCTGACCAATGTCACTACCGTAATATTTGAGCAAGAATGCAGATACTAAACTTGCTTTATTTACGGTCGTAATAGCACCAAGTGGTTGATCTACTCTGTGTCCTGTTGATGTTTTATAATGCTGAGCGATAAAAGCTGTAATTAATCCAAATCGGTTTGCTGTCGGTATGGTATAAATCGGTTCTCGAAGTGACTGGCCCCTTACTTCATCAGGATTAGTTTCTGTATAATATTGAGTTAAAAATGCTGTAGCTGCTTTATCGGGTACAATGAAATGATTATTATCCTCGATGACAAACTTCTGAATACCTCGTGCAATTCTTCGTAAAGTATTTTCGGCTAGAGGCTTTTTCCTATCAAAAATGGAAGGTGTTCCTGTTTCCCAATCAATAATATCACTTGCGGTTCTCCAAGGTTTCAATCGCCCAGCTCTAACCTCAAGGCTTTTAGGATCTCCGTGTGTCGGCCGCGGCCATTCAATTTGTTCACCGTCACAGCGTGCTACCATGAAAAATCTTTTTCTAATAGTTGGAGCACCGTAATCACATGCTCTTAGTTCTCGAAAATCAACTTCATACCCAAGTGCCTGTAATGCCTTCACAAACGATTCAAATGTTTTTCCCTTCTTTGACTCGTCCGGATAACCTTCTGCCGTAAGAGGCCCCCAGGTTTTAAACTCTTCCACATTCTCGAGCATAATGACCCGGGGTTTTACCGCAATGGCCCACTTGACTGCAATCCAAGCTAATCCCCGGATATTCTTATTAACTGGCTTTCCGCCTTTTGCCTTGCTAAAATGCTTACAGTCCGGGCTAAACCAAGCAAGTCCAACTTTACGGCCATTTACTGCCTTTACCGGGTCCACATCCCATACACTTTCGCAATAGTGCTCGGTATCGGGATGGTTTGCCTTATGCATAGCAATCGCCGCAGGGTCATGATTGATGGCAATATCGACTGATAAGCCTGTAGCCATTTCAATTCCTGTTGATGCACCACCGCCCCCAGCGAAGTTATCTACTATGATTTCTCGAAATAAATCAAGCTGCACCTCATAGCCTCCTAAACTTGTATTCTTTGTGAAATCTATATACAAAACAATTGTAAATTGCTAATATTCAGGAGAATCTCTATTCGTACTCGCGAGATTCCCCTAATATTTCCCCGCCGCCCCTCAGAAGCACGGGGATTTTTTTATTTACGTATCTTCACGTATCCCAAACTTACTCATGAAATGCTGTCGAATCTTTCCTGCTGTCACATCACCAATACCCGGCCATTCCTCTAACCCTTCAAGCAGGTTAACTAGACATTCAATATCTGATTCCCGCTGTTCCTTGGCACCTGCCTGAAAGCCTCTGTTAAAAATAGCTGATTCGGTTAATTTAAAATCCAACTGGTGAGGGAATTTCGGATTAATTTCCTTTTTCATTTTTCGTAATTGACCCATTGTTTTTTACTCCTTACACCATCTTCAAAACCTTTGTCATATTGTTGAGTCGAAAAGATGCAACATAATCCAAAACCGACCATCGTTCCAATAAAGAAACTAAAGAACATTTTGACTCACCTCAACTTGGGTATTTCATTACCACCTAGTTTTTTGCAGTCCATACCGTGATGAGAGGAACATTTTTTATATAGGGAACAGCGTGATAAACACGCCATTACCCTATCTTCTTTTTTAACCCATGCCTGACGATCATCTGCAATTATGACGTTCTGCATGCTGCTGAACATTATGCTATAATGACAATCTTTCCGGCTTCAATTTCAGTCTCTAATTCTGCTCGTAAGTAATCTTTGATATTTCTCATAGCTTGAAGCTTCCAAGACCCACCATCAGATTCGAACAGTGCACAGCGTGGTCCGTTTTGCATACGGAAAATGAAATCACTTTCCGGTTGATCTACTTCAACAAATGTCCTAAATGGGGCTAATGAAACTGGATTTGGAACTTGAACAGTCGCTACGGTTGCCACTCCGACTTTCGCCTGAACAGCTTGAGAAACTCCATCATCACCAATTTGTCTTACATTTTCTTCTTTGATATTTCCAACAACTTTTAACATAATATCTCGGTCTTCATTTTTAACGAATGCAGACTGAAGTTTGATATTGAAATCCTCAGCTTCGTACCACCTGTCAAACGCGAAAGACGGAATCATTGCTTTAGCTTGTATATATTCATTTCGTTTGAAATCACGGTTAAATGAGCTAAATGCAACAACCTCTGTTGGACTTACTACATGTACCATTTTCTTTTCACTTAATTCATCACGATCAAAATCTGAAACCAAATATTCAACTAAACCTGATAGACTTTTAACTTCTAAAACAGATGGGGTTTGTTCAGGAACCAAATACATTTTTTCAGTAGAATAAACGGATTCACCAATATTTTTTGTTTCAACATTACCAAGACCAACAATGTATTGAAGAGCTTCTTTAATCATTTTCATTCCTCCAATTTTTATAGATTATTAGTTTTTAAAGTTAATAATTTTAGAACCACGGTCATCCTGAATTTCACCTGTCTCAACATCAATGAAAGTTTGACCTTTAATACCTGATTTCAATTCTGCACCGGTGATATTACCGTTGTTATCTAAATCCATGATAAGCTTTGCTTCAATTTCTTTTGCAGGTGCTAATGTGGCTTTTGTTACTACATTCGATAAAATAACATCTCGTTTATCATCAGCTTTAAGAGAAAGAGTAACAGTTAATTTTCTAATCTTTTTAGCATCAGTGTTTGGATCCGCAATGTTTTCTAGAATCCTTTGAAGTTCATGGTTAAAACGTTCAGATAAAGCTCCGTCTGCAAATGTATTTAAGTCTATAATCTTTGACATAAATATTCCTCCTACAATTCTTTAATGGTTATTTCAATTCGTGGAGTCTCGCTGTACCACTTGCTGATATGTAATTCCACGACCTGGCTGTCATCTCTCCAAATGACAGATTTCAATGCATCTTTTACACCTTTTACATAGTTATCAACATCCGGCTTAGTTAAAGGTCTTAACACCCCTTCCTCAGCTTGAGCTGCTTTCTTTTTGGAGAAACTTTTTAAACTTGCTTTATAAATCTTTACTTCCATCGATATCGGACCTTCAAAAATCTTGTTCGGGCGATTCTGAGAAGCTACTAATTTCACGTATTTTTTAAAGTCTTTTGATTTAGAAGGATCATAAGCTCTAACAAAATCACCTTGATGACTAAATCTTGGCCGTCCTTGTGCGACTGGTTCACCATAGACTGTGAATTGAATCAATCTTTTTCCCTCTCTTCCAGTATCTGTTCGGCCATTGCAGAAGCTACAGCAGCCAATTGAATTAATTCCTCATAGAGATTATTTGAATCGGTAGGCTTAGCATCGTTAGGGAAATGGATTCGGTTAATCGCCTCGCAAACTTCTCCAAACTCTTCGCCTAAAATGCCTAACCATTTACCCCAATCATGTCGTTGTAACCCCCATAATTGATTTTGCCGAATACGTTCTAAAAGTACGGCAGCATTAACCTTTTGCATTAGATTCATAGTTTCCCTACTTTCTGCATATGCTGTACTTTCTTTTTAACTTGTTCCCTTGTCTTGCCTAACATTTCCGCGATTAGCGAATACGTACCATATTTGATTTTCCCGTCAGAATAAGCGTTTTTATCTTTGAGATATTTTTTTATAAACTCTTCATGCTCCATAGTCCAACCACTATTTGAATCAGGAAACGCTAACTTTTTCGATACTAACCCTTGCTGATACATAATCTCAAAAGCTAATTGTCTAGCATCGCCAGTACACAATGTAAAATCTTCTTCATCCGTCGCAAAGTTGAAAAACTCTGTGCAAAGTTTCGGGCAACCACATATTTTTTTTTGCTTTTTTTGAGATAATTTCGTTAAATCGCCTTTTGTGATATATGGGATCATGTGTTCAACCTCTAAACCATTTATGTTCTGAGTTTTCAATGTCTATCTGTTTTGCTCGTGCGATATCTGCCTGGCGTATGGCGGATAAAGTAAACTCATACTTCGCCTCTTGATAATCTAAATCAGTGACTTTATGCCCTAACTGTGATTGAGTAACACCCATTTCTATGAGACCATCAATGAAGTACTTATGCATTTTTTCTTGGTGAAGTTTTTGCTTTAATACGCTTGAATACAAAATACCCAATGCCTTCACCTCTTTTTTCTAACTTATTCCGTAATGCGAAATACTAATTGATGTTTTTCTGGCTTATCAAAGCCTTAAACGCTTCAACTGTTTGCTCTTGGTAATGTTCTTCTGATGCTTCTGCTATTTGGTCAACAATATCCCATGAAAGCACGATTGGCTTATCTTCGGTTTCGATGGCTATTCCAGTTTTTGTTGCGTAGACTTTTTTGCTTACAGTTATCTTGATTTCTGCCACTTCCATAATCTGCACTCCTTTGTTATGACGCATTTTTCTCAATTATCTTTCCTATTGTGGTAACAAGGGGTACAAAACCCCTTGATCACAAACCCATTAGGCTGACCGCATTTCGTACATAACTCGGATAAAGACCGCCATTTGACATGACACTTAGGACACCAAACAATAACGGTTGTTTTCCTATGATCAACGACGGTTCCCTTTTCATGACATCTGGGACAGTTCGGCTTGATTTCGGTAGCCAATCAGCTCACCTTCTAACTCAGCAACTTTTTGGGCCATTTTTAAATTTTCCTCGGCCATTGAAAAAAATCGATTTAACCGTCCGTTTCTCTTCATTTCTTTCAGTTCTAAAGTTTGCTTTTTCAATTTTTCTAACAGAACAATTTCATTAAGTTGATATTGTTCTATGGTTTCGATTAACCAATTTACATCGTCAATAATCTGTGGTTTTGCGATACTCATTAAACTTTGATAATAATTCACCGCTTGTTTAATCTCCTGTAAACGTTCCACATTCAAACCTCCTAGTATTGGTCATCAAGATCAAAATAACCCGGCTTTAATTCCTGTGCTTTGGCAAACCAAAATTCCGCTGTTTTGGTGTAGTGATTTAACAGAGTTTCTAAATCTTTAATCCGCCCATTTGCCTTTTCTAAATCCATAATGAACTGTGTTATAGCGATATCTTTTTCGGCGTGTTTCTCGGCCATTAATTCATTCTCTTGCTTATATTCCTCGCCGGCTTTTAGCAATTCTTCAATCATTCCCATAATCGGCCAAACTTTCATATCTTTTTCTAAAAACTGATTTACCCGTTCAAATAAAGGTGCTTTACTCACAGCATGTCACGCTCTCTTTCATCCGGTCTGTAAGCTGCATAAACCATTCTTTATCACCGGTCATTAACGCAATCTCGATCATTTCCTGAATATCTTCCTGCTGGATATCTAAAGGAGCAGCTTCTAACAATTCCGGATAACGATAGACAAGCGCTTTATCAAACTTAACTAAAACCGCTGTCCAGTGTGATTTCATAACCGTTCCAATCGAACCTGATAACTTATCGATGACCCAATCACCATCGGAATAACTCATGATTTCCGCCTCCTACATCCATAATTTAAGCAGCGCTCGTAGGTGTAGGTTTTCCTCTTTCAAACTAGCAAGCTCGCTTTCTACGTCCTCACAGGCAGCATGAATGTTTTCTAAATCTTGGACCTTATGTTGAAGTTCAGAAACATACACATTTTTATCAAATTGTTCATTTTTAAATTCCTCAATACGTTTACCTAAACTCCTAATTTTTTCATCTTTTTCCAAAAGCTGAATTTGATAGTCATTTAAGTCGGCACGTAATGAACTAATTAAATGCTCATATTCGGCTGATTTTGAGTCATTTTCCTGATGTGTAGTTTTAGTCTCGGATGGTTTTACTTCTTCAGGAACGACCGTTTTAGCGTTCAAGCCCCACTTATTTTTGAGTAAGGAAATCTTAGAAGCTGGTAATCCGACTTGTTTGGCGATTTCCTTATCCATTAATCCGCTTGCTTTAAGTTCCAGGTATTCCTCTCGTGTAATCTTTGTCATTTTTCTTCTCCTCTCTAATTGCTTTCCGATATCCCTTAACTGGTCATAGATCTGACACCCATTGCAATTTTCATGAATGGGTTTTTGACTGTCCTTTTTAGTACATGTTTTACAAACTTCCAGTAAACCGTCCATGGTATAAAGCAGACTCATTCGATTCATAGCATCACCAGACAATCCAGTCTCTTGGTTTTATTTTCTTCTGAAAGATTCGGTCTAAGGATAGCAGGAACACCGAAATTTCATCTCTGTGTAACGCCTTAGCGATATCGGCTACCGGCGCTTTCCGTTTCCATAGCTTGTCGAACATCTTCACCTCTTTATCGCTCCAGTAAAAATCAACATCTTCCAGTTCCTCAAAAGCGATATAGAGGTTATTGCGTTCGTCCTTCAGATGCCGTTTTTCAATTTGGGCAATCGCTTTATCATCTGACATAGGTTCACTCTCCAATCCCAGCCAATCGATGATTTAATACCTTCCTGTCACCCTTAATTACAACTGTATAATCCTTACTCATTTGATAAATACGGGTTCCTAATGCCTCATCAATGTCGCACAGCTCGTCCACCGTTTTTTCGCTCGATACCATAATCGGTTTATGATTTAAATACCGGTAATTAATGACTGCAAACATTTGCTCAATTTGAAAGTCTGTGGGAAATGTACGGCCCTTAAATAAATCGTCAATGAATAGCACGCCGATCCGCTTCATTTTGGTTAACTTTTCTTCCAGTAAATCAAAATCGTTTTTTAAATCGTTAAACCCTTCGACAAACGGGAAGTACAAAACACTTACTTGCTTTTTGACAATGAGATTATTTGCTAATGCAGTAAGTAGATGCGTTTTCCCTGCTCCTGGTTGCCCCAACAGGCTAATGGAATTCACCCGTTTGTCCTTGATATGGTCAAACTCTATAAAGTAATCCTTAGCGCATTCAAACGCCTCCTTGATGACTTCTGGCTTACCTTCCAAAAGAAAATTTCCAAATGTCATATTTTTAAACTCATCCGTAATCTCACTGAATTTCAGTAAATGTTCGGACTGACGTTTCTTGGTGCATACACAATCTTTAAACATATCAATAAATACTAGTTCGCCTTTTCGGTCGCGCTTTTGTTGACCATTCAAATCCAAGTAAGGCTCTTGAACAATATGGAAACCTTTATCTTTACACTGAGGACAACTGTATTTAACGGTATCTTCCGACTTTATCTCCGAAGATTGGTTCTTTTGCATTTTGGCCTGTAGATCGGCCATGACCTCGGCGATGCTGGTAAACCTTTTTCCCATCGGAATCCTCCTTGTCTGCGAAATTTTCTAAATCTGTTACATTCCTAATACCTTGTTTCTTCCAAGCTACTAATTTTTTATAGACATACTTCCAGGTCTTACCGTTCCCGCGGGCGGAATCTTTAATGGCTTCCACAATCATTTCCTCTGGATCATCAAAACCGAAGGTATCTATAATATCTGAAATGTCATCCCTAAGAAATTCGGTAATGTTTTTGGATTCGAGGATTTCACTTTTTTCTAATATTTCTAAAATGCGTTTCAAGGTGTTATCCTCCTCTATAACCTTTTTCTTTATATTTTCTTTATTATTTCTTTTTTGGTTGTCAGTTTCGCCCATGGTGGCATTGTCAATTTCGCCCATGGTAGCATTGTCAGTTTCACCCATGGTCAATTTCGCCCATGGTTCAATTTCGCACAGCCACTCGTCATAGTTTTTGTTAAAAGAAAGTTTCCGGTAGCATCCATTTTTTATTTTTTGAAGAATGATTTTTTTATCCTCAAGCGATTTCAATTCTCTCCGAATATTTCTTTTATCCAATCCAGTAGCTTCACTGATGAACGACAATGACATGTCATGTTCTTTCTTTTGAAATCCATAAGTGAAACGCCAAACCAAGAAAAGAATTCTGTACTGAGTGGGGCTTAGCTTTATCCCTGCCATGTGCTCTAATATGTCATTTGCAATCCTTGTATATCCATGTTCAAGCTGTACATCTGCCAAGCCCTTCACCCCCATTCATTGGAATAAAACTTAATTTTTGTGATAGAATAATAGTGAATATGTTTTTCTTTGGGTCCTCTGCGCCAACAGAGGGCTTTTTATTTTCTTTTCTTTCTTCTTGGACGTTCAAAAGTTTTACGGTACCAGTTTGCATATTTCGAAGCGTCGTGATAGTAAAAGTCATTTTTCATAAAGCTTTTAAATAGCTCAAACATGTTTATCACCCCTTTCAAGTATCCGTATGGTTCTTGGTAGATGTGGATTCCAAGTGATTTCCCCCTGCGCTTTTAATATTTCTAAATGCCTTTGTACGGTTGAAGAAGAACAAAGGAAAACTCCATCAGCTATTTCCCTAACACTAGGAGAATATCCATTTTCGTTGATGTACTTCTGAAGGAAATTCATAATACGTTCCCGACTTTCCATACCTGGTTCGGTAAACTTTGCTGGCATTACTAATTCCTCCTTTCAGCTTTCATATCTTGCAAAACCAACGCTACAGTTACGACTACGAATGTGAAACAGCTGCATAAGATGGCGTTGATCATGATACTTTCCTCGGTACCCATGCCTCGATGTAATGCAGCGCCGATTGAAGGTCTTTCCGTTTGATGTCTTTATAACTGGTAACACCAAAACGATTTCTGATTTCCCTATGAAGTTCTGAAAATAGTGCCGGACGGTATTCCTTATTGTTCTCAATCTCGTAAATTCTGGAGGCGATTCCAATTTGGACCCGTCTTTGTTCTCCGTGATCTAAAGTTATTTGATTTTCCACCATTCCCCGGACCTCTTTTACTTCTTCCTTTACGATGGCAATTTCTTCTGAAGTTTCGATTGATAGCTTCATAGCTGCAACCAGTTGTTCGCGTTCAGTTAATGGCTTCACATATTGCCCTGTTTTGCGGATGGAAGGTAATACCTCGTGTGTAATCCAGCGCTTAAATTGTTTTGCTTCTGGCTTACGACTTGTCAGGATAAGTGAATATAAACCAGATTCATTGACAGTTAATAAATTTTGATTTCCACCAAGGGTAGGAATAATAGTCGTACCCTTTTCATCCTCATCCAATCGATTTACCGCTTTTGATACATCCGTTAGTTCAAGAACCTCGCAAACGTCCTTTGCAACAAACCATGGTTCCTCGCAAATAATTACCGTTCTTAATTCATTCGCTCCATACTGAAATACATTTGTTAATTCGTTCAACTTCGACACTCCTCTTAAATTTGTTCGCTGTGTGTTTGATAGATGACAATATTCCAAAAACTTTTCGCCTTTTTGTTCGTTATCGTTTGGTGGGCCTATCATTTTTGACAACATTTTTCGCAGGTAAGACCGAAAAAATGGAGGTTTTTCAACCTCGTTTTTCCTGGTAATGTGGACCACCTTTTCTCGTAAGATGCAACTAATGTTTAATCTTAATTTCCATAACAGTTAATTTATAATGCACTTCATATTTACAACCGCAATCCTCACATTCCCTGTATTCTAGGGCATATTCCATAAAATCATTAACACAAAACGTTTCTTCGCTTTTGCAATTTGGACATTCAATTGCGTTTATTTTTCACTTTCTTATTTCATCTTTTTGTTTCAAGGAACAATTACCATCTTTCCAGTAAGCTCCTGTATTTCTTTCTTGAATAGATCAGCATCCGAATTGCTATCGCTTAGATGCAGCAACCATATTTCTTGAACCTTTGATAAATCATTTGCTCTGAAGAACTCTTTCACATTTTCTAAGCTAAAATGTGACCGCATTAAACGTTTCTTTCTTCCCTTATCGATGAATCCAGCTGCAACATTCTCATTCAATATTTTTAATGAATAGTTACATTCCACCATGAAATGTGAGATTCCCTTGAACTTGTATCGAATGTAATAAGTGTCTGTGGCAAAGAGAAGTTTCTCTCCTTGCTGATTGACTAGGAGATAACCAATTGGTTCAGAAACGTCATGCTCTACTTCAAAAGGAAGGATGGTCCATGTGCCGAGAGTGAATTGATTCCTAGGCTTAACTGGATGCGCTCTGTGGTGTCCATCAAGCTTTAAGGCATCAAAGGTCCCATAACTTGCGTAAACGTCTATTCCAGCCTTTAAAATGTCCCTAATCGACTTCACATGATCGTTATGTTCATGGGTGACCAAACAGCCGGAAATGGATGACATTTTGA